CCTATCAATAGCAATACCTTTCTTCAAAAGTGTCTTCGAAGTTAAGATATCTTCTTCTTTTGCCGTCATGTGCTTTATTTCAAGCACATCTTTGCCATATAAAGGATGATTTTCTGGATAATATCTGCCCTTTGATGGTAAATCTACAAAGTCAGTAGGCACGACAAAAGAAAATGCCTCTGCTTGTTGCGTTGGACTCGCTGGCGGCATAGCATTCGATTGTCTATGCCCGCGCAGGCGGTCACTATTTTTTCTACTCAAATCTCACCTCTCAAAAATTAACTACTAGCTTTATAACTAACTTCGCTGCCTAATCCTTCATTATAGGTGGCCCAATCATATCTGACAGTGATGCTATATTCGGTCAATTCTTCTGAACCATAATCTAAGTTACCAAAATTAACGTCACTGATGAAGGAGTTATTTAATGTCCAAGATTCCAGAACAGTTCCTTCGTCATCTAACTGTTGACAAAGTACTTCGCCCAATCCACCAACTGCTTTTGTTTTAGAAATTGTCTGAAACTGAGAAGCGTCGGTTGGAACCACATAGCCACTTTCGTTCAAAATCTTAGTCAGAGCAAAGGCGACACCTTTCTCTCCGCCCGGATCGACCATAGTGATGGTAACATCATTCCAAGTAACTCTACCCGGAAATTTAAACGTGTGGTTTAAATAGTTGTGGGATGTCTCTCCCAAGGTGAAACTAGGCTTATCGGCGGTCTTTGCCCAGAAAACAACGTTTGTGCCCAAATCTGAACCAATCGAAGTGTCGCTGAAAGCGCCGATAGTTATCTTAAATCTAAATGCTCTCTTGGGATTTGTAACCCCCGAGCCATTGTAATCAGTAGTCCAAAAAGTGGCCATGTTAAATAATCTCCTGTTCTGTTATTATATAGTTGACGATTTTATTTTTAATCATCGAAAGAAGCCCCACTTGATGCAATGACAAAGTCAATTGCAATATATTCAATGGCTCTCGCTGGTTTAACCATAATCTTAGCGTAGAGAATATTTTGATCGACTAGATCCGGGGTTGTGGTGGTGGAATCCAAGATTAACTTATAATCTGTGATACCAAGTCGTGTCTGAACGCTAGCGAGAAGCGGTCTAATAAGTGCTCTAAAGTTATTCCAAGTTGCCTCGACATTTTGTTCAAACAGAACCTGTGTAGAAAGGATGGAAATCTGCTTCTTCAAGAAGATAACAAGCCTTCTGACATTAATTCTGTCAAGTGCCGATGGACGTTCCTGCAGGGTCTTCTGTCCGAAGACAACAATTCCTTCAGATGGGAACGAGGCGATTGGATTGATGCGAGCCTCATAAAGAGTGTCGCGGTCCCTAGAACTCAAGCGCTCACTAACTTGTGTGATTGGAATTCCAGCAGCACCGTTTGTCAAGCCACCTCGGTTAAAGCCGGCTGGAGCAAACCAGATTTCGCTAGCACGCTCTGAGGATGCCAAGACACCCATCATTGCGACTGTCGGCGGAATCCACACTAATTGGCTGGTGTTTGCATCAACTGTCTTGACCCATGGATAGAATGTTGCACCGTAACTGGAGTCAATTCTACGCAGTTTGAGAGCATTTGCCGCAGCAACCGGGGTTGTGCCAATTCTGCTGGTCTTATCAGCATAATACTGCTCATGGGATGGCCTATAGACATCTGGAAGGTCAATAAGAGCCAGAGCGTCTGCTCTTTCTGCACACTTGTCAATCATAAGAGAAGTTAAAGAAGTGTTTGTCAGACCAGGGACAGTTAACAAGTTCATATTAATGTACTCTGGATCCGAAACAGTCTGAATTGCTCTAGTGTATGTGTGATATGCATAGCTGTCATCTTCTGTGCTAGTGGAGGACATTCCGCCATTATACAGTGGGTCTGGCTTGACGATATCAAATCCATCGAATCCACCCCAGAATGGAGCAGTAAATTTATTGATGTCTGCGTCAAGAAGTGCTGTATAGCCGCTGACAGCGGAAACACTTTCATTTGAAGTTCTAGAGGCAGAGAGATAAGTATAAACACTGCTGGTAGTTGTCAAGTTATCCATAGTAAAGATATATGAAAAACCTTCCACTCCCACAATCGAAGCCGCAGTTGGATCGGTTGGAACATTGTTTGTGTTACCCAATCCACCATAAAGCAATCTGTGTGTATCAAATATTCCGGCCTGTGGGGTGGTAGCAGATGTCTGTCTTGTGGTATCAATACCAAAGAACGCTTTGGTTTGATCGGATATGACGTTATCAGTTGCCTTGTTGCGCAATCTAACCGATGGGAACTTAACCGAAGCTGTCAAGTCTGTGCCATATGACGAAGATATCAGCGCTCTTGGGCCTAGCAAGATACCCGAAGAGTTCTCTGTATTCATGGCACTTCCTGTGCCTGGGATGGCCGAAGCGGTACCAAGCTGTAGGAATGATCCGGTAATATATTGCTCGTATTTGGCCAGATGCCACTCTCTTACCAAAACATCTGTAA